GGGCGTGCGGTGAAGACGTTATCGGTCAACTGTGCACGGTAGTTAGCGAGCGTCGTTGAGAGCAACGCATCGAAGTTGGCATTTCCAGCCATGTTGGTTCTCCTTAGAGGTTAGTGCTAGACGCTGTGTTGGCGTTTTGCCGCCTCGAAAGCATCTCGCAGGGATGTGATTGGTTTAGCCGACACATCTGCGGACTTAGCCGAAGAACCGCTACTCACAACACCCGCTTGACGCTTTGCCTGAATGACCTTCTTTGCTTCTTCGTCCTTCTTTGCTTTTTCCTGACGAATAGCGGAAGATTCACTCCAAACACGGTCAAACGCAATCTGCTTGTAGACAGCCTCCAAGTCGGTTGAGCCAATGGCCAAAGCCTTGGCAACAACCTCATTTGCGTCAAAGTCCGAGCCGTACCGACTCTGAAGCGACTGCACCGTTCTCTCAAGTTGGTCCATTGCCTTCTGCTGTTCGAAAGCCTGAATGCGCTGTTCCAAATGTTTGAACTGCTTCTCCACGGGGTCTGCGTACAGGTCTTCCTCTTCGGAAGGTGTCTGTCCAACACCGTAGTGTTGCGAAAGAAGTGCCAAAGTGCCCTGTGGGTCGTTTTGCAGGGCTTCCTGCAAAGCGGCACCAAATTGCACCTGTCGCCTTTGCTCACTCAACTCCTGAGTCTTGCGGGTATAGTCCGCCTGACGCTGGTAGCCAGAGAGCGCCTCCTTCAGCGGAACTCGAACTTCTTCTCCAGAAACGACCACGGAAACATACTTGTCTCCAAACTCGTCAACTGGAAGAAGGTCAATTTCCTCCTCGGTGAGGTTTTCAATTACATCCTGCGCCTCTGCAAGTTGTCCCTCATCCAACTGGACTGGGGCTTCTTCGGGCAGAACTTCATTGCTTATGTCATTGCTCATTTTTCGAGTCCTCCAAGGGTTGCTCTACTTAGTTGGGTATTTCGTTACATCCCCTGAGGTGGCATACCCATTTCGCCACCACCCTGCAACTGGGCAAGAATCTCAGGTGGCAACTGTTCGCCACCCTGCTCCATACCCGGCTGAGGCTGAGGAATACCTTGTGGCGTCACAGGCTGTGCAGGCATCTGTGGCTGAACCACAAACGATGCCGCAGAACGGATGCCAAAACCCTGCTCCAAAACATAGTTTGCCAACTTGGGCATATCAATAATCCCAGCCCCAGCAAACGGTGCCATTGCGTTGACCACCTGAAGAGCCATCTGACGCTTGAACGACTCATTTACAGGAGCCGTAGAACCAGCCTCAACCTCGTAGTCGAACTCGCCCGAAATGTAATCCTTGTCAAAAGTCAACCAAAGTGGCTTCGCACCCTGACCAGAAATACGGACAACCTGCTCACCAGTCATGTACTGCTGAGCAATAGCAACCAATCGTCGAGCACATTCAGCAATCGAGATTTCGATGATTGCCAACTTCTCAGATGAACGAGCATTTGCATTGTCCTGAATAATTCCAGCCTCCGTCGCAGTACGACGGATTTCAGGCATGCCACCACGCATATACTCAGAAACACCAGACACACGGTCGATGTCCGAGGAAATCAGATTGGACTGATTGTAAAACTCTGGTGGACTAATTACTGCTGGCATTGGTGCAATAACACCAGCCAGCGACTCCTCTGAAATAACTGGAACAAGAACATTGTCCTCATCAGACTCGAGGGCGCTACGACCCTCTGGGTCGAACGCCGACTCCTTGTACAACCACTTGCGTGAGAATCGCTTACGATGATTCATCATCTGTGTGCGAGTCTCATTCAACTCCAACTGAAGTGGCTCAATTGCCTCAAGTTCACCCATCGGATAAAAGTGGTCTGGAATGTCGTAGTTGCGCAACATCACAAACGGATGCCCAAACGAGAATGGAATCTCGGTTGGATTGACAAGAAACTTGTCAGAGCCAGCACAGAACACAGACATTGTGTTTCTGTCAATGTCGTACCACTCCCAAATTTCCACATACGCATCCTCGGCCTTCTCGGACCTGCGTGGCATGTACCCGTCCTGACCGAACTTTGAGTAATGCGATGGTGAAGCCTCATTGCGTGCGCTCGAGTTGTAACGCTTGTCCTTCTTGACTTCAACAAGTGGACGACGGACTCGCTGGGCAATCCAGCGAATGTCCGACATGCTCGTAGCATCCGGGTCAACAAACATATCAAATGGACTGACTCGTTCAACGAACGGTCTATCCTCTTTGATAATCAAATCTGACTCTGGAACAGACTCAACCCTGTCCTCAGATAACTCGTCGAAAGAATCAAAGTTGGTTTCCTTGACTTTCTCTTCCTCAACAAAGCGATAACCAGTCTTTATCCAACCATGCCCAACAATGAGCATGTCCTTTACCGCACGACGAAATTCCTTTTGGCAGTCATAGTGCTTCCACCAGTAGTTCACAATTGTTTCAGTCAAAACACTCTTGTCGCTATCTGCGTAGCGACGAGCATTCACAGAAATCTTTGGGTAGTTGATTGAGACGGATGGTGCAACGACGTTGATGGTTGCAAAAGCAATATTGACCAGCATTCTGTCCTCTTCGCTAGAAGAAAGAAAATGCTTGCCACGATACAAATCAATCATGCGCTTCCACATGTCGTCGTAGTTCTCTTCCTTGCGCCAACGGCGAGACTGCTCCAACTTGTCTCGGTACTGGCGAAGTATTTCAGAATTAGCGGTTCTTGCCATTGTCATCCTTTGCTTTATGCCAGCCGATGTGACCGTCAATCTTTGTTCCTAAATCATCAACCTTGCGCCCAAGCATCCTCAACAAGATTTGACCCTGTGCATGCTGTTCGCTGTTTTCCTTGCGAACCTTCTGCATGAGAACTACTAGCGGTCCCGAAATAATTGCAACAATAATCGGAACCACAATAACTTCCACGGCATTACATCCAATTCGTCACAGGCTCAGCGTTGTAGCCATTTATCTTGGCTTGCTCAACAGTCTGGCGTTGACGCTCCCGAATCGTCGGACCGTGAAAGTCCTCCTGTCCGTGTGTGAATCCCAAACGGATGCTCTTTACATGGCATTTGAAGCAAATTGACCCACGACGAGGCAGTTCATCTGCCTCGAACTCGGTCAAACACTCTAGACAACGGAAGGATTTCATCGTTATTAGGCTATTTCGTTACTCTCTAGCGTTGAAAGCCCCGATTGGGGTTCGCTTCTGTTTGTTTTCCTTGACAATATGGCGTTCCCACCAACCCAAAGAACCCTTCTTCGGTTCCAAATCCAACCGATACTCGGGAAGCCACACATACTTCAGCATCTGATTACCAATTGCCAAAGACATCACCCTGTCGTCATGCGGAGAGCCATGCATCTTTCCGTTAGCCTCACGAACGAAAGTTCGCATCTCAGCAATAGTTTCCTTGTCAAGCAACAGTATGCCTTCATCACGAATCACAGCATTGAGTTCATCAATAGCCAACGGCTTAGAAACAGCCGTTGTACGCCAACCCATAGTTTCCGACACAGTTGGGGCACGATGGTTCATCTTGCGCTGGCGATACAGATTCCTGTACCCCACCCGTTGTAAACCCTTCAAAGTCGTCAAACCGTGGTTGTTCGACTCCACACCCAGCAGGGCGTAATTGTAGAAATATCCGATGGCTGGCAATACCTGCTCACCAAAGATGTCTGGGTCGACATGCCCATGCCAATGAGCAACAACCAACCCTGTGTCAGCCGAAATCACATGAGCGGACGAGAAGTCGCCATGCCCCAAACCTTCTGCCACGTCAGCCCCAACCACATACGATTCCCCGACAGCGGGGAAGTCGTACACAGCAAACTCACCACCATCCTCAATGAACTCGTACACATTACGACCCATTGCCTTCTTGAGGTACCCCCGTTGTGGCGTGATTACATCAATTGCCCTGAGCGCTTCCAAATCGAATACGGGGCGTCCAGAACGCACGAACGCCTCGTCAGGGTCCGAGGGATACTCCTGCGCCAACTGCCAGTCCGGCAAATCCCGTCGCTTCGCCTCATACCATGCCTCGTCACGGTCTCCTGCCGACCACGGAAAGAAAATGCCTTTGAATCTGTTGGTTGCATTCTGGGAACCAACCCACAACTGGTGAAAGATATTTCCTTCACCGTTAGCAGTTGAGAGACATATGACACGACCACCAACGTCCGCAACAGGCTCAATTGAAGCCCACGCCTCATCAGCGTTTGGCAAGAACGCCATCTCGTCAATAACCACCCGATACACTGACTCACCTCGGGCTGGGTCATTGCCTGATGGCAACGACTCAAGCGACGAATCATTAGCAAACACCATCTTCAACTGGTTATCCGACAGCAGTTCGGGTCCACGAACCTTCAACCATTGTGGCATCATCTTGTAGCCGTACTTGGTTTTCTGAAGCAACTTGGATGCTTCACGCTCAGTACGACTGAGCATGACCACAAACCTGTCGCCCCAGAAGAAGGTTTCCCAGAATGTGAAAGCAGCCGCTAGGGTCGAGAACCCAATCTGTCGAGCCTTGAGCACAATGCTGTAGCGCTCTTCAATCCAAGTTCGTACAGTCTCTTCCTGTGCTTCACGAAGAGTAAACTTGATACGACCACGCTCAGGATGGCGGATAGTCCAATAAGTCGAGCAAAAATACGCAAACGCTTCAACCAGTTCGTTGGTTGATGCATTCTCTGGTCCTCGACACTTTCGCCATTCCTTCTCATTGAGAAGGTCAGACAGTTCCATTTACTTCTTCTTTTTCTTGGCCTTCTTCTTCGGACCATACTCGGCAAGACGTTCCTTCTTGCCCTCAGTCTTCTCGTGACGAGCGCCTTCCATCATCTTGCCATTCGGCATGCGGTGCATGGACTTCTTCTTCATCGCTTCTTCCTTTTCTTCTTCTTGGACATTCCAGCCTCAGACAAAGCAATGGCAACAGCCTGCTTGCGAGACTTGACAACTGGGCCACCCTTACCAGAATGCAAGGTACCAGCCTTGTACTCCTTCATGACCTTCTTGACCTTGGCGGGCTTCTTCATTCAGCGACTCGCTTAGCGGCCTTCTTGGCCGCAATCTTCTTTGGGGTTGCACCAAAAGCCGCATCGATTTCGTCCTTCGTCAGGACTCCATCAATGCTCGACTTTGCCAAGGCTTCAGCAACCTTGAACACGCTGACCGCACCAGCGATACAAGCAGACTTCCAAACTTCAAGGTCTGGTGCAATGATTGCCGCACCGGTGACAACACCGAGTGCGTTCGTGAGGAACAGGGCAACAATTCGTCCCGCAATGTCCTTTGCCTTATTCATTGTTCTCCTTGAAGTAAACACCCAGTAGGTGAATGATTAGAGCGATGGAGGAAATGTACCAACCCAGAAGGCGAGTCCTGCCAGAAAGCGTGATGAGCACGGTACCCGTGCCAGCAAGCGTCCAAGTCAAGGCGTGGATTTCGGAGAGGAACTTCTTCATCACCAATAGTACAAATCGTTACCGCCTACGACCCCCCACGGCAGTCATGGTGGCCCCAACGGTCACCGCAATCAGGGTCCTACGGGTAGAAACAGGCACCTCGGACCCCAGCGGGACATAGTCGTCAAACCCAGAACCAAAGACATCAACCTCTTCCTCGAATGCCTCCCTGACTTCTTCTGGGGCATTCTGAACAGCCTCGACAATCGCTGTGATTTGCTCCTCGTTTAGTTCCTCGGACTCAAGATTCTGGAACACTTCTACCGCCTGTTGTGCGGTAAGATTTTGCACCTCCAGCACCTGCTGTGCTGGGGTGGGAACAGTCGTAGAAGGAGCCACCGTTGAAGTTGTTGCTGGGATTGTTGTTGGTGTGGACGTTGTCGTACTGGGTTTCGGCTGTGAAGTCGTCGTCGTGGAGGATGTGGTTGTTTCTGGCTGACTTGTCGTTGTGCTCGTACTTGTGCTGGTTTCTGGCACAGTCGTTGTAGTCGTTGTTGTGGTCGTAGTTGTCGAAGTTGTGGTCGCTGGAGGAACCCACGGCTGAGTCGACGGCACAGGGACAGTCGTTGATGGAGCAATAGTAGTAGTTGTCGTCGTTGTGGTTGTGGACTCCGTGGTTGTGACCCATGTCGTTGTCGTTTCTGGAATAGTTGTGGTAGTTGTGGAGGTTGTTGTTTCTTCAACCGTAGTGGAGGTAGTAGATGTTGGAACAGTTGTTGGTGAGGTCAAACCATACGACCATGTGTAAGGCTCGGTCGGTGCACCGTTACGCCAAGCCAAGCAGTCAGACCATGTTGGGTAAAGCCCTGAGCGGTAGTGCTCGATGGGTTGAAGCATTGTCCAGTTGCTCGTGTCGGACTGCCAGCAAGTCCACACCGTGTGGTTGACGTCCGCTTTTGCGGATGTCGACATCAGGGCATAAATTGCTACTGATAGAAATATCAGCCAGCGTGACTTCACCACTTACCAAGTGGACACTTAGAGGATTTGATTAGAGAACTTCATCAACAACCTCTGGAAAGATTGGCGGAATGAAGTCTTCCTGTTCTTCGATGTAGATGAACCCAATACCAGCATAGGTTTTACCTTCGGTGTCAAAGAAGGTCTCAACCCAACGACCCTGATAACGGTCAGGATTCGCTTCAAGAAATTCTCTCGTAACCACGGCAACATAGGTGACAACATCGTTGTCGTCAAGTTGTGCGAAATACTGTGGCATAGTTTCTCCTTATACCTTGAAACGAACATAGACGATGCCAGAGCCGCCTGCTTGACCAGAATTTGTAGTGCCGCCTCTCATCGCTGCGCCACCACCACCACCAGTATTTGCGGTTCCAGCAAG